GCACGAAAAAAGAGCACACAGCAACTTTTAAAAACACGATAGATTACAGTATTTTACAATACGCTCTTAAAATAAGGATAAAGTGAGCTTTTTTATAAAAGTTTTACTTACGATTACGGCAATTTACGGTATTTTTGCCCCTTTTTTGCCCCTTAAAAAGCCGTGTCTATCCACGGCTCTCTTTATCTATCCATTCTTGGACTCTCATAGCTACCTCAAGGCTCAGCTTGTTAAAATCCTTTTTACCATTTCTCAAGAGAGAGATAGAGCTTTCAGCAATACCTATCTCTTTTGATAAGCGATAAGCCGAAACAGCCCTATCCATTAAGACTGCCTCAACTTTTTTTGTATCAATTCTCATCTGTTACCTCTTTTTACTTGTAAAGATAGACATTTTGGTTTCCACAAAATCCAACAAATTCAAATTGTTCAAATTTATTAAATGCCTCAAAATCCTCAACATCTAGTACCTCTTTTGTACCGTCAATGTATGAGTAAAGGCCTTTTTCTTCTAAGTTAGCTTTACCAACAAAGATACCTGTATTTCTATCAGTAAAACCTTTACTGTTAGCAAGTTTCTCTAGTTTATCTTTCATGTTCATGCCAGCGCCTACTGTCATTACAAATTCATTATTGATTTTCATTGTGTTGTTCCTTTGAGAGCTTTCGCTCTCCCTTTCCTTATCTTGTCTTAATTATAACACTATACTTTACGTTCGTCAAGCATTTTAATAAAGAAATTTAAAGTTTTTTTATTTTAGAAAGTACTTTCAGCCAAACAAAAAACCGCTAGCGATTGCCAGCGGTTAAAGTGTAATTAAATTTTGAAAGTCTTTCTATTTTTATTTTGTGGTGATGAGCCCGTCAGGCTCTACAGTAAATTCTGGTTTGTCTGCCATGCTGCCATCTTCTTTTAGGTAGTACCAACCTGATCCGTCGGCTGACTTAATGAACTGCTTGGATTTCATGTCGCCATCCTTGGCATCGAGGTAGTACCAGTGGTCTTTATATTTGACCCAACCAGTGGCCATGGCACCATCTTCTTTAAAATAGTACCATTTATTTGCAATGAGCGCCCAGCCAGTCGCCATGCCGCCACTTGGGAGCAAATAGTACCAATATCCGTCTGTGTGATCGTACCATGTGTTAGCTTTCATGTAGCCGTTTTGGTCGAAATAGTAATAGACACCGTTGATTTTTTGCCACTTGTTTTTCGGATAAGTGCCGTCTGAATTGACGTACCACCAGCCAGTCGCATTTTTCTTCCAGCCCTCTTGATTACCCTCATTATCAAGCATTTCTTGGACAGTCGAGCCAAGGGATTGATAATGCTTAATTTTAGCAATCACATAGTCACGCAAGCTATCATTGTATCCGCCGTGCAATTTTAAGGAACGTGCAGGACATGAGGTGCTTGAAAACTCGTTGTGGAATTTGATATTTGAATAGTTCGGAGTATCACCGTAGTAGGTCATATCTTCAGCCATTTGGCGTAATACCATGTTTTCGTTCTCGATAAACTCGGCATCCGTTGAATTGTATTGCTGGCAGACTTCATAGCTAAGAGAGTTCATGTTAGCATCGTAGTTAGCAGCGCTCCAGGTACCATTGTAGGTATCTTCAACACGAGCGATTGCATCACGAGTGATGTAATAATGAGCGAAACCAAGTTCCGATTGTCCGTTATCATATCGAGATTGAAGCCAATCTACATAGCTTTCTGCGGTCATAGAACCTGCATCATTGTGCATGATGTAGTATTTTGGCTTTTCAGTCGGACGAGCACCCGCAATGCCACTGAAAATTGTATTGTTGATAATTTTAACCATTTATTTTTCCTTTCTCAAAAAGAAAGAGAACCTAAGAGAGCTCTCTTATGTTTAGTCCTCACTTGGCTCAGTATAACTTAAAGCTCTTGTACTATCTGACAACCCCGCTGTTGTCGGATCCGGTACCATATTTAAAGCACTCACGATTGATAGCCCGATAAGGTAAGGGTTTGACAAGTATTTCAAGAATAACTCATAAACCCCAGCCCAGCTAGTCAAGTCCTCAAATTTCAAACTGTAATAAGTAAGAATAGGTAAGACAATAGCAAGTGCAAAGCGCATAACAAACGCTCTATTTCTAAAACGTACTAACCAGTTAATTTTCATTTTTAGTTCCTCACATCTAAAGTATTATATCTGTTGAATAAGCTATCAATCCGGCCATTGCCTCCTAGCTCTTTATAGCTCTTGTGCATCTTATGGATAATATCAGCCTCATGGACTGTTGTATATCCTCTATTAAGAGCAACCGTTATATCACGCTCTAAGCGTAAGTACATAGTTACTAGATGAGCTTTATCATGGACAATGAGCTTGTCATTGACCTCTGATATTTTTTTCTTGTTATCCTCACCGATAGCGTGGATAGTATTTAGCTCATCTTTCAACTCATGAAATTGCTCTTTGTTAAGATTACCGGATTTACTAGCTTTCATACCAAACCAGCCCGTAGCAATTACTCCGATTGTAGGGGCTAGCTGTGTGATAGCGTGTATCAATTTCTCAATTAAATCAACCCATGTCATACCCTCTCCTTACTCAATACGGGGCATAACTACTGTAAGCACGCCTTGTCTTAACATATCAGCAATATCTTGCTCTTTGTATGTATAGCCCTCTGATTTTTGCATTTGGAATTTAAAGATAGTTTGTGTACCTTTAGGCCATTTTGCATTAGTATCAAACGGATAAGGCATAGCAACAATATCGCCGTTGTTGTATCTAGTGTCCTTGACTAGAGGTTTGACAAAGCTTGCAACCTTAGTATAGGTATGAGTTGGCATACCTCCATTTTGTGAAATTGCAAGAGCAATTAGTACCTCAGTGATAGCTGAAACAGTATCAAGATTTTCTTTTGTTTCTGTGACTGCTTGCTCAGCTTGAGCCGCTGCCTCTTTGTTCTTTTGCAGTTCTTGATCTACCTTGCTAAAACGTTCATTTTCAGCACGCTGTGGAAAGTTTTCTTGATAGATAACATCAAGGGCAAGGTCAAACAATTCTGTATTAGATAAACCAATTTTATCCGCCGGCAAAAATACCGGTACATTTGCCCCCGCTGAATTTACTAGTGTTATTTTGGTTGATGATACCGCACCGCTGCCATCATATTCTAAAGATTTTGTGCCGTATTCTAACTTCATATATTTCCTCCTTTTGAAATTATTATCTTCAATTTAATGTAGGTTTTTTTACGCTTTTAAGGGTAAGGATCATTTGTAATGTAAGTGACTGTACCTGTCCAATATTTGTTTCCTGGTGATTTACTTGTCAGACGGATTTTACCATCTGAGGCAAGGTGCAAAATAGCTGTACCTGTTACTGTTGAGTCTGAGATACCTTGCAATACAAGGTCAACCTCTTGAGCTGGTCTAAATCCTACTGGTATTGTTTCTTTGACTTCTCGATAATCTGAAATTGTTGCAATATCTGCGATTTTTCTTTCGGTTGAAATTGTAACCACGTTACCATTTCTTGTTACGTTACCGTTGATAAACCAGCCTAGCTCAATTTTTCTTGTAACAATTTTCTGCAAGTCATCTTTTGTAACGTATTCTTTCCAGCCCTCCCAATCGTCAATAGTTTTAGACCATCTATGATGTCTGAAATAGACCTGCCCATTATTTCCATAAAATAGCTGGATAGCCTCTTTATAGCCATCTGTATTCTTTCCGTAGTTGCTGTAATGAAATAGATATCCCCATTGATTATTAGGGTTTCCTTTAGCCGATCTATCAACATAATACTGTCCCGGTTGATCTACTAGATTTGCATTAGTCACATTAGGTTTACCATTGAACCATAGAGTCCCGCCAATATTTGAGGATATCTGATACTGCTGAATAGGTTGATTGTTTGAGTAAATATCACCTAGTACATCCAAAGAACCCGGTTTCCCAAACTCTGCCACTTTACCGATACCTACACGGCCGTAGTTATCATAAGACATAACCACGCTCTCAGTAGCAACTGTAAAGGCAAACTCAACACTTGTAAACTTATCTTCTAGCTTACCGACAACTACAAAAGACTTGTTAGCTGGATAATTGCCCGCTAGGTTTGCGGCTGAGTTAGTGAGCGTATGTACTGTTGTATAAGTACCTGTTGCACTTCCATTATCAGCCGTATAATTTGAACTGCCTAGTTGAGCAACTTTGAACGATAAAGCCATTGTGTTTCTTTGCCGTCCCCCTTGTGTAATAGGGGCAATACGGGCATTCCTTATCACTTGCAATACATTAGGATGCTCTCTAGTTCTGAGAGCTGAAAAGCTGAAAGAGGGAGCAAAATACTCTAGTACATTGATAGTTACAGTCTTTGCATCTGAGCGTTGACCTCGACTATCAATTACGTAAGCTCTGATAGTTGCTGAGCCGTTAAAGTTCATCATACCTAAGCGCCCGCCGTTATCAGTAACAATATGATTTTTTCCGACAATTTCAGCCCGATACCCTGTTATTTTTGAGCCATAAATACCATTAGCGCCATTGAAAGTGACTTTAATATCTGAGATAATCTGCAAAAAGTCGTTACCAGAAAGTAAAGCACCAGCAGCGGCATGAGTATCTGTTAAAGTGATACCTGTAAAGCTTGGTTTGAGGCCACTTGGTATAGAGGCTGTAAACTGTTTGCTCTGAGTTCCTATTTTTGTATTGCCGCTATATGTATCAAGATAGAGCGTACCTGTACCGCTGTTAGAGTTAGGGATATTATTAGCAAAGTCAACCGGGATAGTCCATGAGTGACTGGTTGCAACATTTGTAGCAATAGTTCCACTATTGCCAGCCCAAGCATACCTTAAAGTGTGAGTAAAATTATTGTTTTGTCTATTGATAGTGATAGCTAGATTTGAACCAATCACGCCTTGACCGATAGAAAAATTACTCAATCGTGGTATAGAGGATAGGCTGATATTCGCCGTTACTGTCATTGTTTTATGCAATCCGTTGTTAGGATTGAACGTGCAAGAAAGGGCAAAGGTTTTAGTACCATCTGCATTATGATTGATAACACTTGAACCGCTTGCAAGCTCAGCCTCTCCGTCCCAAACTTCCCATATAGGATTGCTTGAGTGAACGTTACGCCCATCTAAACTAAGAGAAAGCGTACTGTCCCCTTGCTTATTGTAAGTGTGATAATAAACCGGCCTACTAACTGTTGCACGCCAATTTACAGTAGTTGTATTAGCAGCAATATTCTGAGCGCCTTGCTCGATATATACATTTAAGTATAAACCGTTATTTGAATTACTATATTTTGCCATTTTACCCTCCTAACCGACATACCGGATAATATTTATATCCGGATTTAAGTAGTACTCCTCAGTTCTAAATCGTCCAACTTGGATAGAGGCTGTGAAAATACCGTTGTCAATATGAATAACCCCTTGAGAGATATACATTACTTCTTTACCAGCTGAAAGCATTGAGATCCGGTCATGAGATACCTTAATTGTTGAGCTAGCATCACTCTTACCTATAATCATACCCTCATTTGAAAAACTCATATAAGTATCAATGAAAGTCTTGAGCTCTTTCATACCTCCAAACTCAGTAGTAAGCAACTCAATTCTACGGCTAGCCTCGATTAAGTCAGCCTCAGACTTCTCTTGAGCCTCAGTATTTGATTGAACAAAGGCATTATAAGCTTTCTCTAGCTCACTAAAAGCCTCCATTGATGCCTTTGCTTTTAGCTCAGCCTCGTAAATTTGAGCCTTTTCATTAAGAGCGTTGAGCTGTTCTTGAGTCAAGCCTTGGTCAGCTTTAGAGTCTAATTGTTTTTGAGTTTCTGACCAATGAGGTTGCCAGCTCGTCATTGGTATAGAACCGACCGTTAAAACGGCCCAATCAGCATTACCCACTCCCTCAAGCTCTACAGTAAAGAATGATACAACATCTCCAGCGTTAAGGTTTTTATTGGATGTGAAAGTTGCACTCCAAACATCCAACTCAAAGCTATATGTTAGACTTATCCACTGCCAGCTATCGCTAGGATTTTCACGAATACCAAAACTAAGTGTACTATTGTCACTCCTCCACCATTTAGCGCTTAAAGTGTACTGTTTGCCTGCTTTTAAGGGCTCAGCCAAGACAAAGTCTTGCTGATGCTTATTTCTCCATCCGGCATTTGAATTAAGTAAAATGTTTCCTGATTGCTCTGTTGTCCCGAATAAAGCTGTCCACTTATATCTTGTAGGATCCTGACTATCTGCCTCTGTGAAGTCCGTCAAAGTACCTAGATAGCGCTTGTTAGTACTATCAGAGGTGCTAAAGTCATCACGACCATCAACAGAGTTAGCCCATGCTCTGTGAAAATATGGAGTCCGACCATCTGCTCCGGGCTTACCCGGGATACCTTGAGGCCCGTCCTTGCCGTTTTCTCCTTTTGGGCCTTGCCATTTGTTCCAGCGATAGTCAGCAGGATTTTTGCTATCGGTTGCATTAAAGTCAACGTACACCCCGACATAGGCTTTGTCAGCGTTTGTTTGACTAAACCCACTACCTGAAATAGAGTCAGCGTAGGCAATGTGAGTGTACTGTGTACGGCCGTCCGCTCCTCTAACTCCCGGAATACCTTGATCTCCTTTAGCCCCTTGCAAACCTTGGAGTCCTTGTAACCCACGCTCCCCCTTTTCGCCTTTTTCTCCTCTGTCACCTTTAGGGCCAGTATCTCCCTTATCCCCTTTTTGTCCGTTCTTACCATCAGATATATTTACTAGTGAGATTTCGTCAACCACGACTTCTTCATTGTCTATGTATGCTGCAACAGTCAATGTGGTTACACCTGAAATATCTCTACCTCTAGCTGTGTATGTCTGTCCTGTTGTTATAATCCCATTTAGCGACCATCTCCACGTTACGCCGGCTGTGATAAGTTTGCCGCCCTTATAAAGTGTAGGAGTGATAATACTTTCACCGCTATTATTTTTGAAAATGATACCGTTACTAGTTGAAAGTTTGATTGTGTAAGGCTTAGACTGCTCAAACAAGCGCTCAAAAGCCTCTTGTATGCCGTCTGATAATTGATTTTCAAGAGCCTTAAAGTTAGAGAATACTGTCTTATTGCTTGCCGGATTTGAAAAGCTTATATGTTGCTCTGATACCCTTGCTTGGATAGTCAAAAGAGGGGCAAAGCCCGCATCATATATCTTGACTGTATCACCAATCTCGACATCAACATATCCATCCACCTCGTAAGTGATAGCTGGATAACAATGCTTTTTAAGTTCTTTGTATGCCAGCGTTCTTAGTTCTTTTGGATTGTCAGTATCATAGGTAAAATCTTTTCTTGTCCATTGATCCTCAGCTGTACCGTGTGAGAATGTTGAGGGATAGAGCTGCATTGATAGAGGTGCATAAAGGGACTCGTTTCTTTGGTAAAACTCACAAATACCGTCCTTGTTATACTTCTTCCAATCGTCAAGCCCTCGGATTGTTACCACTTCCTCGACATCTTCACCAGCTCCATTTTTAACCGTTCTTTTACCAGTAGGGCGGATTGTATTAAAAATACCTGTCTTGTCAACTTTGCGGCGGATTGATTTGATATTCTTGCCATATTTTAACTGTATATCGTTTCTGATACGGCCTACGCCTTGGTGATTATCATCATTTTCATGATAGATATTAACACTAAACTTCTTAATAGTGCTGTCAGCGTTTAATTGTGTATCAAACTCAATCTCAGCGTCAAAATGTTTAGCAAGACTGAGCAAACGGGCAAGTTTTGTTTCTTGCCCTTGCCACTCAATCGTTCTTTTCTTATTGGATACCTCATTGATACCAATAGCAAGGTGAGTATAATACAGTAAATCCATAGCCTCACAATACTCAGCAAAGCTCATAGCCTTTGTAGCCTTATAAGGGTTAGCTATCTCATTGATAAGCTCAAGGTTGAGGTTTTCACAATAACACTTTATCGTTTGCTCATCTTCCTCAACCGTCATAACGTTAAATAAAAAACTCTTGCCTTTATACTTAAATGATACCCACGCTCTTTCATTGAGGTAGTGATAGGCTTTAGTTAAAGCTGTATCTGATTTGATTGCTTTCTTGAATACTGTAAACTCAAAAGTAGATGATCCAGTAGGCAAGCTCCTTACCCACGTATCAGCATAATAATTAAGCGTATTCTGTTTGCTGTTATCAACAAAAGCAACCTTTTGCAAGTTTGCATCATGAATAGTTAAGAGCATGATTAGAGCCACCTTTCCTCAAATTCGATTGTTACTGTTGGTTTTTTCTTGATAAAGCTAGAAAAGTACATCTCTAGTTGGGAATTGCCGGGCGGTATTGCAAGCCATTGTGAACCATCAACAACCTCATTAGACTTAGCGATACCATCAATATATACGCTATCATCCTCACTATTGATTACAACATTTGAGCCCATAGCGTAACGGTTAGGAATATCACCCACCATAGGTACAAAGTCTTTTCTAAAAACTAACTCATCTAGGTACATATTCGATACCATAGGCTTATCGTGAAAAGCTCCTAGAGTTACATGGATTTTAGCTGACTTTTTCCCTTTAATTTCTGGGATAACAAAGTTGTAATGTGAGCCGTCATAATACACTTGCACCACGTTATCGTTGCGCTTGATCTCAAATTGGCCTCTTTCTTTGCTGAAAGGATTTAAGCGCTTATCATCTGCCCCTTTAAAAACAAGGCGCTTTAAAAAGTTATATCTATCTTTTGTATCTGGTCTTAAAACGTTAAACTCACAATCTAAACCTAGTGAACGCTTGAATGTTTCCACGCCATAAAGAAATTGCCCGGCTGTATCTGATACAGTTATTTTTAAATACCCGTATTGCTTTACTGAGTCTGCAATAAATACTTGCTTACAAAATATATAATCATTTAATGAACCTGTTTCACCAGCTGCATCTATTGGAATGTCCCACGATAGCCCGGTTGAATAGTGTCCAGTCTGTCCTTGAGTTAACTGCTCTCTTAACTTAACGTGGTTTTTACCCCAAAGATTTAAAAGCTCTGGTGTTCCTGTTTCGTTTTCATTAGCATAATTTGTAATTGACCTGTTTTTTGTAGCTCTATTGAAAGCCTCCGAAATTTTATTATCTCGATAATCAAGTAAAATCTCTGACTTTTTGACAATACCAGTATCAGCCTCCTCACGGTTTCCAAGCTCAAAAGCTGTATTACTATTGACAAGGCCAATATAACCATTTTCAGCATTATGCTTCACCCGGATAATCGGGAAAGCATCAACTGTACCATTGTTTTTGAGGGTAAAAATCATCTTATCCGCTGTTGTTTGAGCGTTTGAGTCGCTATTAAAGTTTCTATAGGCTGTACTGTGTGCCACGCCGTCTGGGATCATGATTTTAATTTCTGATTTTTGCATCCATCTAGCGACATTATCGGGGGTAACATCATCAACCGGCATACCTAGATAATACTTATCCGGCTCATCTCCATAGGTGATTTTAACCGGCTCAGTTACTTTTAAAACCCCGGCAAGCTCATGCTTGAGGCTTTCCATTGCAACCGGATTTTCTGCAAACATTGTAAACTTGATAGTATGCTCTTTTTCGCCAATCTTTACCTGTTGGATATTTACGCCCAAAAGAGGGGCGTTATCGGTTGACACGCTCCTCTTGTTACCAATCGGGCGGATAATATCGGTTATTCGGAAAAACTTAGACATATCAACCCCGTTAAAGGTCATAATCTTTGTCATATCAATACCCCTCTCATCCTGTTATCTCGTCTTGTTTGCTCGTTTTGTTGTCTTGCAAACTTATCACTTGTCTTAGCAACTAGCGTACCATCATCAAAGTACATAGCCGCTGGGCGTTTGACCGCTGTTTCTGCTACATCTAGGGCTTTCTCTAGCAATTCGCTAGATTTATCCATAGTCACCTTGATTTTCTCTGCAATAGTTTGCTTGCTGCTTTGTTTAACCGATACTTGAGCGCCTAGTTGCTTGTCTAGTCCTAGTGCAATCTCTGGGCGTGCATCTATCATCATGCTATCCTTGAGGCGTAACATAGCTTTTTTAACAGTACCGGCATCTGCATCAATACCTACTGCAATACCTTGAGGGATAAAGCGCCCTACTTCATTTTTCATTACACGGGACGGACTGCGAACCTCAAGCGCTCGTTTAATAGTATGTGTTACTTGATTTGCGATAGCGTGAGCGGTTGCCATTACAGCAATAGCGCCAACATTAAGACCAGCATTAAGACCAGCCATAGCCATATTACCAACATAAGTAAAATCTGAGTATAGAGAGTTGAAAGGGGTTTTAATTTCACTGGATAGGCTTTGCATAGCGTTTATAGGCTGGTTTGCCCCCTCATCAACACCCTCAGCTAGACCAGTTGTAATATAATTTCCGTACTCGTTGAATACACGGGACGGGCTATGAATTTGCATTTCACCCTCAAACATCTCTTTCATCTTGTCAGCAACACGCTTAGAGGAGTCAGCGGATTTTTCAGCACCAGCATCCACCCCTTGAGCTACGCCGTTTGGAATTTCTTGTCCTAGACTTCCAAAGTCAGCGGCGGCAATTTCATCTTTAAGACCGGATGCTTGATTTTGGATCATACCTTTAATCTTATCTGTGACTCCTAGTGAGCCTGTATCCATACCAGCGGTCAATCCGTTCATAGCCGTTTCACCACCTTTAGAGAATACCTCGTTAAGTTCTGTAAGTTTCTCATCTGAGGCATTTACAAGCTCTTGCACGTACAATCCACCTTGAGGGCCCATCTCACGTAATTTATTTAAGATCCCCTCATCAACACCACGGCTAGCAAGAATATTAAGGTTATCCGCCCATGTTGCCATTGCCTCTTGGTTTTTTTGCAAGTTAGCAATCATCTCATCAACACTAATAGCGGATTTCATTTGTATCTGGTCAAACATGTTTGTAGCGGTATCTAGCAACTCATTGTACTTAGTACGCATATCATCTATTGCTTTTTGTTGAGCTTTAGACATATTCTCATAAGATACAATTTGACGGTTAGCGCCGTTTTCAGTAGCGGCTGCCATTGCCTCTGAGGCCGCCTGTTGTACCTCTGAGGTTTTTTGATACTCTTGTTGTAATTGAGATTGAGCCGTAACTAACTCAGCCTCTTTATCGTTTAGCTCTTGTAATTTCTCCTTACGGGTGCTATCACTTACGTTTGCCTCCTCGTTCCACTTAGCACGTTGCTCAGCAATAGCTTTCAACTGATGCCCTAGTTCTGCCCTTTTCTGCTCGATTTCTAACAAGCTCTTTTGTGAGGCCTCCCACGTTGACTCAGCCTCCATTGCAGCAATACGGGCTTTTATTTCTTCGCTATTGTGAGAGAGTGAGTCAGTATTTTTATCATAGGCTAGATTTAACCCTGTTACTGAGTCATTAAGTGCATCAATCTTTTTCTTGAGGTTTTTCTTATCCGCTGCTGTTTTGTTCGTCTTTTGTGAAAGTTGTACGATTTCATTTGCTAGTTTTTGGTATGAGTCAGTATTACCTTTTACTGCCTCGATATTCTTTTGCCGTTCTTTTGCCCCTTGTTTAACTGAGTCAATAAGATCATCCGTACTCTTAACTAGTTTCTCTTGTTCATCTTTAAGCTTTTTAGTTTCTTCACTTTCAGCTGTTAGCCATTGATACAAAGCAACACCTAACCCTACTAATAAGCCGATACCAGCAACAACCCATCCAATAGGACCAGTTAAAGCCGTTAAAACTGCATTAAATGCCGTAACTGCTGCAGTTGATGCAATAGTTGCAGCAGTCTGTAAACTGATTGCACCTGTTAAAACACCATAAAGAAAACTAGAAATAGTAAGTGCTCCATTGTTTGCCAAGTTTGCAACCATTTGAGCCTTTGTTACTGTGCCACAAGTTGCTTGAGCAGCTGTCATTAAATTAATAACTTGAACCGCTGCCGCTGCCGTTGCTTGGAATGTTTTCCAACCAGAGATTAAGGCTTGAGTCATTGCAATAGTTTCATTTGCAACCCTCATAGCTACAAGTGCTGATACTATACTCAAAATAGCCGGGGTAAGCGGCTGAATAACTGATACACCAGCTCTAAGCACGCTAAAAAGCACTTGAAATACCGGTATACTTGCTCTTATCATTTTTGTAATAAGTGAGAAAGTTGCATTGATAATCACTTTTAAAGCGTCAAAGTTTTCAGCAATACTCTTTCCGGTTGCTGCTTTAGAGAGGTCATCAAGAGCCTTGATAGTGCTAGCAACACCTTTAACAATCGCATTTTTTAAGTTCCCAAATGAAGTCTGGATCCCTTTACTGTTTGTTTGAGCTAGCTCAGCAAAACCACCAACACCAGCATCTAACTCAATGAGTTTAGAGGCGAATTGGTCAAAAGTGATTTCACCATGTTTTAACGCTGAATAAAAATCATTCTGAGCTGATTGACCGGCAAAACCAAAAGCAGTAGCCGTCTTTTGCAAAGCGTAAGGCATTGTTTCTTGTAACGTTTTCCAACTTTGCATATCAACCTTGCCGGCTGAGAGCATTTGAGCAAACTGTTGCAATCCACGGCTTGCATCCATACTAGATGCCCCGGATGCTAGAAAGGCGTTGTTAAGCGCTAGTGTTAAATCTGTTGACTTATTAAGATCCCCTGTAATGGAGGTTAAGCGTTGAGCCGTACCCACTACCTCGTTCAAAGTTGTAGGCAAGCCCTCAATACCATTTGCAAGCTTTTTAGTTGAGCGTGTTACATCTTCGGTACTGTGTCCCATAGCTTGCATGACTCTAGGAAAGCTTTCTAAAGTATCAAAACGTTGTATAGCGCCTCCTAAAGAGTCAACCAGTAAGTCAACTGCTTTAGCTGCTAGTTTAAATACACCACCGACAAGGGCAAATTGTCCTAGTGACTTATTACCTATGTCCCCTTTTTTACTGACCTTATCAAGCTCATCATTAAGGACTTTTACCTTATTACCGTCCACATCAACTAGGATGGTAACTTTTCCATCTGCCATATTATTCTCCCTCCTCTCCTAGCCTATATTTTGCTTGTAATTTTCTCATCTTCTTTTTGTCCCCGCCGTCTGAGGGTTTCCATGCTCTGATTTGTACAATCTGTTGCATGATAGTGTTATCTGGTAGGGCGGTTAAGAGCGCTTTAAATTCTACCCACGATAGCTTATTTTGAGCCTTAAAGAGATTGATACCGTATGCTTGTAAAAAGCTAGCGTAAATATACTCAGCATCTTGCTCAAGGTCAATTACTCTTTCTTGTTCTTCCTCATCCTCTAGTTTTGCTTGAGGTACGGGGTTGCCTAGCAAGTCATATTGAACCATCTCTTTTTGAATATCCAAAAAATGCTCTTTAATATAGATCCAGCACTCAACCACCTCATCCATATCCTCTAGTTCCTCACCAGTTAGCAACTGTACGATTAAATAAGCTTTTTCAACTGTATTTAATTCTTCCTCTTTCATGATTTCAAAAACATCAAGGATTTTATTAAATGAAAGGTCAATATCGTACTCGTTATCTCCGATTGAAAAACTAGTAACAAGCGCATCATTTAATTTCATGATTACACCTTATTTCTTTTTGCTTTTTGTGTTAGCTTTCTTTTTGGTAGGAGTTTTCTTGCCTTTGTTAAGATAATGATTAGCACGCTCTTTAACTACCTTTTTATGCTCATCTGCAATCTCCTCAAGTTTCTTATACATGAGTTCACTAGCAGCCTCTAAGGCGTTGTTTAAGGCGTGAAAATCCGGATATAATTTATAGAGCTTATCAAAAGTGCCATCACCGAAAATAAGGTCATATTGGATCTCTACTTTTTTCTTCTCAATATCAATAGCACCAGCGACAACCTCTTTTGTCACGCCCTCACGCTCAATCTTATTACCGATATTTGCGGTTAAAACCTCAAGCTCGTATTGGACAAGGCGCTTTTGGATTTCTTCTTCCATATCGAAAAAGCGCATCAAACTTTCTTGACTTGTGTCAAACCATAAATCAACCTCTCCGATACTTACCGGGAACCCTGTACGCTTTAGTTCAATCTTAATTTCTGACATCTTATTACTCCTTTATCTTGTTTAAAAAAAGGGCAAGGCTCAACTGCCCGCCCTTGAAAAAGCTTTTATCCGACAATAGCTGACTCTTTTGGTGTTGCATTGTAAGAGATTTTACAACCGAAAGCCTCATAATCAGCCGCAGCACCAGAGCCGGCTTTGATTTCTGTTACTGTTGCAACTCCGACAAATTGTTTCTTTTTGTCAGACTGTACAACCTTATGCCATACTTTACGCTCATCACCAGTCTTATATTTCATAGCAGCAATAAGAGCTTGTGCTGGATCTTCTGGATCATAAGTGCCCTCAAAAGTGTAAGCACCTTTAACGCTGATTACGCTTGTTTCTTCTGTACCGTCACCATCATAGAAAGCTTGATCTTCTGTTTTCTCATCTGTATCATCTGATACATCTGTGATCCATTTTGCAAGCTCTAGCCATGTACTTTCTCCGGTTGGCTCAGTTCCTCCGTTGTATGGAGCTACAAAGTGCCCACGTAGGGCGTTTTTTTGTCTTGTCATTGTTCTTTGTTCCTTTCAATTACAATTTTTGCCACAATTTCTATTGTGTAATAATAATAGCCTTGAGAGTCTTTACCTTTTGAGGCCGGCCGGCTTACTTCCAAACCTAGATATTCGTATGAGTTGTTAGCGCTTGGTAACACTAAGTCAAACTTTGAAAGTTCACTAGTTACATCCCAGATAATCTCATTTGCTAGAGAGTTCTTTTTGGCCTTTACAGCAATTTCAAACGGCAAAGATACCTCTTGCGTGCCGTCCATATATTCTGTATCAACCTTGCCACCCGGTATTTGATTGATAACTAGATCATCTTTGTTATCGTTAAAATAATCTAGGCGGGGCGTAAGTGGTAAGCTCATTGTTTTCAAGTGACTTAATAGCACTAACTGAAAATCGTTATTTTGTGTCAAATTCTAGCCCCTTTCAAAAATGCTTGTGCCCACTTATCAGAATGATATTCGGTTACTTTCTCATCCCAGCGCTTACCAGTTCCCGGCGTTGTATAGTTCCTAAAGGTCACAATGCCATTAGTACCGTAAAATTGAGCTCTTGCATATACCGTGTTATAGACAACCGCTGTACCTTGTCCCTCGATATAGCCGGATGTTCTCAACTCTCCGCCTCTAAAGGGTATGTACTCCTCAGCATCTAGTAAAATCTGACTAGCTACTTCATACTTACCCCTTGCAAAAGCCGCCTCTGAAAACTTATCTTTCACGCCTTGCAAGTCAACCTTGATAGAGATACTCATTAGATTACCTCCACCTCAAAACTAAAAATCTTGCCGTCAATATAGTTAGGCTGATACCCTGTTATCGTATAATCACGCTCTCCATCATTTACAATAGCCTCATGCCATGTATCTTCAACCATTACATTTGAGATGCTAGGATAGATATAAATGATACCGGGTTTCTGCCTTACTTTAGAGTTATTGTATTTTGTACTTCTACTACCCGATACCGTTGTTGAACGGTCAAACCTTACTGAGTTAACCACAATAGGCTCTGAGTATGTTTCATCTCCAAAATCATCTTTTCCCGCTACTATTTTGACCGTGATTTTATCTTTGAGTAAGCGTTTATCTATTAAGCGTTTATCTATCATAGTCCACTCCTACAATAAGACTAAAGCCCGCTTGTTTCAGTACATTCTCAGCATCTAAGCTAAGATTGAATTGCTGACCGCTTGAGTTATTGCCTCCGTTTTGATATGAGATTGAGGTACGCCCGATAGATACGCTGCCCGTAAGTTGTTTATCATCCGCTGTCAAGATACCACTAGCGTCTAAGTAAGCAATTTGAAAAGCCATAGCAAGCTTTACGGCGTTTTTGCGATATTCTACCTCTTTGTCAAAGCCAATGCCTTTCTGATAAAAGCCGTTTGTGTATAGGTCTATTGCAATTTTCGCCCTTGCTGCTAACTTTTCATAATCATTAACCTCATCAAAGCCTAGCTCTGAGTATTCGTTTTGAGTTAAATAAGTCATGTAAACCTCCCTTAAAAATAAAGGGTGTTTCCACCCCTTATTTATTCTTCATCCGCTGCTACTTCTTCGATAACTTCCTCAGTTGGCTCTAAAGTATCGTTTTTATCAACTAACACTAGAACCTCTTTTACATCTGGAAAAGTATCTTTGAGCTTTTTATTGACTTCTTTAGCGTAAGCCTCATCAAGATCAATAAGATCATCAACAATTACAGTTTTCTCAAGTTGTTCAAAATAGATATTTTTAGTTGCTTTATAGATTGCCATTAGTTCCCTCCTTAAACGATAGTACCTGTTACTTTAAGTACAGCTTTCTTGTTATCGTCTAGCATGTAAGTACCACCTTTAGCGGCTGCTTGCAATTTAAGGCCGTCAAATTCTTCTGCCTCAATAGCACGGGCTGTTGAGATACCTACAAACGGGATAACAATGCCATTAGGTGAGAAGATAGCAAGCGTACCTGTTTCAAAGTATTGCTCTGGTGTTTCTTCCAAAGTAAAGCCTTTGTATTTAGGCAAGCCGTTTTCATCAAGGGAAATAGTTGATCCTTTAGCTGTTGTTACTGAGGCCATATCCACGATAGCGTTGTAAAGTTCTGATCGTAAGTAAACTGTTACCGGTGCTGTAACTTCATTGTTAGTGAAATAAGCTGCTGCCTTGTTAAACAATGCCTTGATTTTTGCCTCTGACATATCAGCAAGAGCCTCAGTTTGACCGGCGCTAGTTCCAAGATACTTACCAATACGCTTGTTAATTGTTCGTGTTTGCGCCTCTGATTGCAACTTCAAGCGGTCAGCGATTGCAGCGTTAAGATCATTGTTAACTGTGTAACGGTCAAGTCCCTCATGGATTGTCAAAGTATAGTCATACTCAACATCTGCATTATCGTACTTGATTTCTGTTAGCTTACCAAAGCGTGAGCGTGATCCTGTACCATCACCAAAGCCGCCATCATTTTCGCCTGTTTTGTATTCTCCGATTACAACCGGCGTACCGTTTGTCTTAACTGAGAAAGCTTTAGAGTTTTCTTGTACCCCGTCCAAAATCTGGATAGGTGCTAGGGCGTTTGCAAAAGCAGCACGCACTCCAAAGACTGTTTCAAGAATGCCCGCATATTGTTTCTCATAGCGGCGGACTGGGTTATTTTGATTACCTGACATGATAATCTCCTTTCCTTATTTTCCGTATCCGTCAATAATTGCTTGGAACGGATCATTACTTTCTGAGCCTCCGGCTTGTGGATTGCCCGGCGGCAAAATTGTAGGGCTAGGGGTATCATCTTCTTGCTTGAAAAGGTACGGATCACTTTCTTTCAGTCCATCAATGATTTCTGATAGTTGAGGCTTACCGTCTTTGTCAAGCTCGATAGCATCAACATCAATAAACTTCATCAACTTATCCGGATTGTAAGCATTGGTATCTTTCAAGGCAAGCGTGATAGCACTAACCTTTTTAGTTTGTGCAAGCTCAGCCTCAGCTTTAGCCTTGTAATTGTCATAGTCAGACTGTAAGCTTTCTAGTGCTTTCTTTGTTTCTTCACTAGTGCTTGCATCTGCTTTCAAAGCCTCAAGTTGTTGCCCTGTTGCGGTTAATTGATTATTAAGGCTTTCAAGCGCTCCTTTTGACTCCTCAAGCTCAGCTTTTAAAGGGTTGATAGTCTTACCATGTAAAGCAAAGACTTCCTTAATTTGCTCTTGAGTCAATCCTAACTCTTGTAATGCCTCGGTTGTAAATGCCATTTGTACCTCCTAGTTCTTTTAAAGTGGTTAACTCCCACTTAAAAGCAAAATATTATTTACTATTTCACTATACCCTTAATAGATAGGGACTTTTTACTGTTTTAAGCATTAAAAAAGGGGCTTGCTTATTGCAATACCCTATTTTTATTTAGTAAAGTTTCTCTCTTTGATAATCTCTAGCAAGAAAATCATATTGAGTCACTAGGCTATGTATCTTGTTTTGATACATTCGCACTTTCAAACGCTCACTTTCAATCAGTTTTTCATCTTCTAAAGTCTTTGCATAGTGCAAGCGCTCTTTGTGGTTTTTTATCAATCGCTCTAGGCCTCTTTGTTTGCTCTCTATCCTTGCATTCTCCTCAGCTTGCTCTGGTGTCAAGTCTTTCAGATAGCTTGGTAGGTTTGGCAATTCGTTTACTCCGATTATGAAAGGAGTTAGATAGTGTCCACAATGGATACCTAAACAACCGGCGGGCGTTCCGTAACCATAATCAAGCAAGGAATAAACTGTTATGCCGTCTATTTCAAAGCCCTTGCCTTTAGTGACTATCTGCCCTTGTAAGGGACTGCATGCCGGCCTTGCTGTCGCTTTCATGGAATAGTAAAAAGTATCTATACCTAGCTCCTCAGCCGGTGCCACTCTCATCTCATTGTAAACTTTGTAAGTGGTGCTCTTAATGATTGCTCTTGCATAGCTATCCGCCCTCCACTCTCTGCCCCCTTTATCCGTAAATCCGGTAAAGCCTTTCTTTTGCCAGTTCATGATGGTATCATTTAAAGCTTGATTACTTGTTTTTGTACCGGCTACCACTTGAGCTACTGCCTCCTCGACAATAGACTTATAAACGGCTTGTAAACTCTCTGGTAAGGTTGTATTGATAAGGTTTAAATCGCTCACGGCTTGCCTTGTATAAGCCTCTAGGCTATCTGTCACGCCGTTCTTAATATGCCCACTTCTAGGCTGGTTTAAATCCTCCTCAAGTTGCTCTTTGGTATCTTGATAAACCTTTAAGCCCTCGTTTTCAATTACCTTTCTCAAAAGACTCTCTGCAATATGAGTACGCTCTGCAATAATCTTCAAATTTGCCTCATTGAGTAAGTGCATATCGTTTAGTTTCTCTAACTGCCAGATATACGGGTTTCTCATTAAGTCTACGCTGCCACGCTCTTTCAAACGTTTTATCATTCTGTCAAAGAGGTCTATTTGCATTTTAGCGTATATATCAGTCACGCCTTGCATCTGTAAAGAGAATTGTTGATCGTTAATAGTTAATTTTTTTGATTGCTGCTGATAATTCTTCATTTTCACTCTCCATACCAGCTATTAGTCCTTTTTTGATACTTTCTGAGAGTATTTCGTGAGCTTCAATATTCTGGTGTTTTACTGCTCTAAAAAAAGTAGGTACATATTGTTTAAACATTCTCCTTTGCCTCCTCTTTATCCTCTTTTTGCTCTTGCTTGCTGTGATAGATTGCTAGGTCTGCATCTGTTTCCGGTGGTAAAGCTCCGTTAATTTCAGCAAGTTCTTTCTCCGCCTCTGCATCTGTGAGGTTTTGAGTTTTAGCAATACCTCTCTTTTGAGTTGCAAAGCCAGCCGCTACCATCTTCATCCAATAATCAAGCTCAGCGTGTCTATCTGTAAAAACTCCATCATCAAGGTTTACAGAAATATCATTTAATTCTGGTATCTTTCCTTGATATAGTCCCACGGCTTTTCCAAGCTCACACATAGAAACACAAAGCTCTTTAATTGATTGTTCGACAAGTGCTACAATGCTATTTCTCATCTGGTAAGTGTCTGAGTTTTCGCTGACAATTTCTGTCGCTGTTCTTACGCCTTGACCGTCAAAAGTAAACATGCCACTAGATACGCCAATCTGCAACTCAAAGAGTTTTAGTCCCTCTGAGATAGCCATAATATAATCGCTAGCACGGATAGGGCTTGTAAGGTCAGCAATACCGCCGCTGTCCATATTTCCTGTCCCAATTTGCATATAAACATTTTGCTCCACATCAAAACGGCGTTTAAATTCGATTGAGCCGTCTTTCTGTTGTACTTTAAGTTGAGTTAGCTGCTCTGGTACTAATACTCGGCGTTGCCCCATCTTGACTTCCCACATAAATTCATCATACGTACGATTGATAAAATCAATAGTGGTCTTTGCATTATCAAAGATAGATAAGCCTAGCGGACTGTTAATATCTTTATTATTCATGCCGGGCGTTTTAAGATACGTAAATAGCGGGCGTGATAGGTCTTTAACAATAGTCACGGGCTCAAGTGTCGCATACTTATCTAGCTCATTCAATTTAACACGCTCTCCCAGCGTTCCCTCTTGGTTAGATTTGTAAAGCTCGTTTGTGATACGGTATAGGCTCTTATCTTTTGTGCTGCCTGTTTCTAGCCCGTCTTTTGTGATCCATTCGTGAAATTCGACAAGAGTATAATAAACGTTTTTCTTGCCCTCTGATTTAATGGTCTTTGTTAGGATTGCGGCGCTCGATACGTCTTGAGTATTGCTCTCAAGTGGTAAAAATACCGGCGCTTGTATAAATGCCACTCTGATTTTATCGCCGTCAATATAAGGGCGCATAGCAAGGCCACCTAAAGCTAAACAACTCTCAAGGTATCGCTCAAAGTTTTTATTAAAGCGGTCATTTGTAAGCATTTTATCTAAAAACTTATGTAACGCCTCGTCTTTAGCTGTAATAACCGCTTGCTCATTATATACAAGGCTTGCAATTTTCTTAGCAGCCGTCCTAGCAATAGGTAAGTGCTGCATTTTACGGGTTTTAATATCTCCATCCGTATTTGTGTAAGCAATATCCTCCCAGCGTGATTGATAATAGGTTAGGTTGCGTATAATACGGTCATACTCTGATTGAGTGACTGCAATTTTTGGATGCTCTAATATACTGTTTAAGTTTGCTGTTTGCATGTTGTATCTCCCTTGATTAAATAGGTCTTTAATTTTTTGAAATAGGCTCATCTTTGCCTCCTTATCCATTGCCAACACGTAAGCCTAGCAATTTTGCATTATCTAATACAAAGTATTGCGCCGTGTCGCATGTATGATCATCTTCTTTTATAACGCTAGGATTGTCTGATTTTATTGTCTTTTCGTCCCAGCGATACATTTTGTGCTCCTCTATAAATATCTTGTTATTCTCAATATTAAGGTAGTAAAAGCGCCCTTGAGCAAGTAAAGACTGAAAACTATCAATCATAGTCACTTTTTTTAGTTTAGCGACTGGATGCCACCTCAAACCAAAATCAAGAAACATCTGATTACGTAACGCCCCCTCAGCACTATCAATAGTGTACTGTAAGGCTTGCACTTTGTACTTAGCTATAACTGAGCTCATGTATTCGTATATCTCTTTAGAGAGCTGACTAGGTGCTTTCTTGTTTACTTGCCCGGCTGGTGAGTAGTACCAAGTATCAAGTAAAATCACTTTCCCTTTTGCCGTGATACCAAAAGAGCAGCACGCTGTTGCTGATTGCTGGTGCCCACCGTCAAGGGCAAAGCATATACCTATAAGCCTATCATCACTAGGCAAAGCCTCGATAGTGTGAAAGGTGCTCATGTTGTAAACGTTGTTACCTAGTCCCACCGCCTCACCTAGATACAAATATCTGTAATAGTCAAAGTCATTCTCTTTGATACGCTCTATATCTTCTAACATCTGCTCAGTAACAAAGCCCAGCTTATCATCTAGGTAAGTGCTTGAGTGAGCTAGATAATTCTTGTTTGTCTTGATACTTTCAAACCACTCATTGATCCAACTATAAGGATTGCGTGGAGGGTTATAACTCCAAAAGAATTGGACAAACTTAGCTCTAGGGTGTTTCTGTCGCATGAAAGTCACGTTTGACTGGTCAAAATCCTCTTGACTTGCAAACTCAGCGGCCTCCTCGTACCATACCGCTATAATGTTCCCGATATCATTTGACTTGAGTTTTTGAAAGTCATCTTGACCGTAAAAGTAAAATGTTGAGCCGGTTTTTTTATGTACGATTTTAAACGGGCTTACTGTTTTACTAAACTGTCTATCAATACCAAACAAGCTCAAAGCCCACCATACTTTATTGAAAACACTATCTCGGATAGTATTTGCAACTTTACGGATAATAACTATGTTAGCTGTTTCACCGACAATGATATACCTCAGCATCATATACACTAGTTTTAGTACGATTACTGAGGATTTAAAAGAGTTACGGCCTCCCTTTAGTACGTTATAAGGCAAGCTAGATACCCAGACTGATTTAAAATGAGGGTTAATATTTTCCTGTACTTTAAAAATCATCTGTTGCCCCCTTTACTTCATCAACCCACTCATCCACAATCTGGATTGTTTCAGTTGAGCCTTTCTCAGCCTCCTCACGTTCTTTGTTATCATGCTTGAGCGCTTTAATACGTTCTTTCTGCTCTTGTATATCGTACCTATCTTTAGTGTTTGTCAGCTTGATTATGTTTTCAGTTGCTTTCTGATTGCCCTTTACAGCCTGTTGAAATGTAGCAAAAGCAAGCAAGGCCTCATTGTTCCCAGCCATACCCATCTCCTCAAGCTGTTTTTTTATTTTTCTATCCGTAACATCCAAAGCTAAAAGTGTTTCAAAAGCTTTTTTTAGATCCGCTTTTCTCCTCCTAGCGATACCGGATGCTTTACCTCCTTTTCTTTGGAGTTCCTTTTGTTCCTCCAAACTTCGCTTATTCATTGGAGTTAGGTTTTTTGTTCCATCTCTAG